TCACCCTGGCAAGCGACAGGCGTACCGCGGATGAAGCCCGGTGTAATCCATCGCCGAACTCGCCACGCATACGAGCCCTGGATACGAACCCGCGCCCGTTGTCAGGACCCCGACTGCCCACAGGTCACCCTCGGAAGCTTGCAGGTCATACGGCATATTGAACCGCTGATCTACTAACCCCGAGCCGGTGAGGATTTGCGAACTCACGTTGCCGAAGTTGTATTCCAGTGTGTAGGTACCATTCGCCGGGTCGATCCGATAGACCGCTACAAATACGTTCTCCTGCGGGTCGCCACCATTCGTCATGAATCCGACCTGGTTATAGATCCGGTTCTGCGTGGTCCGCAAGGCTGTTAGGTACAACCTCCCACCGGTAAATATCTTGGCCTCGGAGGCCATCACCCTGGGAAACACCACGTCCTCGAACGGGTTTGATGACACCCAAAATGGGACGTTCTTGGGGGCATTCATCAGATTTGCCAGGGTGGCTGTGGATTCTTGGGCGATAGCCGCGGTCGTGGAGACTGATGCAGCAGCCGTCTGCACATCGGCCGCCGTCTTGCCCGTCGAGCCGGTCGTCTTGAAAATGCCGTCCCAGAACTTATTCCAGGTGTCATGCAACCCATCGCCAATGTCGTCCAGGCCCTCAACGACGTTGGATGCGATGGTGCCGATGATGTTGGTGCCGTTCATCTGCCCCGACGAGTTCAGCCCCGACGTCTTCCCGGTCAGGCCACTGAACCAATCCTTGATCGCTTGCACCGTCGAGTTGATCGGCGTCACCACCAAACCGGCGAGAATGTCGCGGATCTGATTCACCAACGTGTTCAGATCCCCAAGCCCCGACACCATGCTCTGCGTGAGTGTGCCGATGACAGACGCCGGATTGGACAACAGATCGCCAATCAGGCCGGCCAAATCAGACGCCGTATTCAGCGTGTCATCGAACCAACCCTCAATCTCATCCCCGAGATCCATAATCTTGTCGAACAGCGACCCTAGCGCGGGGAGTCCAAGCGCCCCAAGCAGTTGGTCCACGAGGGTTTCAATCCAGTCGCCCAGATTGTTGAGCACGGCCGGCAGGCCACCCGCGAACACGGGGTCGAGCTTTTTGTACAGCTCCGGAATGTTCTTCCAGTACACGGTTCCGGCGGTGATCGACTCGTCGGCGACCAGCGCTGGGCGGACTGACTTCACCCCCGTGGGGATGTCCCACGACGCGTCGCCCAACGTGACCGATGTCGTGATCGTGCCCGATGGATTCGTGACCGCGCCGACAATGACCGGTGTCGGCGTCCCTGAGCCGTTATCCGTGGTGAAGGTCTCCAGCACATACCGGATCGTCTGACCGGCACCCGAGGTGATCCCCGAGTACTTGACCTCGATGCTGGTGTCGAGGGGCTGCCCCTCCTCCACCTTGATCACGCCGCTTCTGAGGTACAGCGTCTTGAGCGAACCGTCGCAGATAACCTGGGCTGCATCCTCAGCCGCGTTGTACGACCACCCATCTGACGTAGGCACACTCGTCGCTGTGAACGGCTCCAGCTCGTTCGGAACCGCCGTCGTCAGCGCCATGATTGGCACGCCGCCGCCGAACTGCGGCAACGAAATACGTCCGAAGATGTTCAACGCGTTCAGCGGCGAGTTCGGGCCGAGCAGCAGGTTAAGTGGCAGCAGCATCGCGTTGACGAACTGCTCGACGGCCGCGGCCGGGTTGAAGTCGTCGCCGAACAGGTTGATGTTCGCCAGGAAACTGATCAGGTTTTCGAATGGCTGTAGCAGCGCCGGAAGCGGTGAGTTGACGACGTCGCCGCCGTCGTAGCCGAGCACTGCGACAACACCGTTGATGAAGTTGATGACCGCGGTCAGCTGTTGGATGACGGGGCTGATGGCGTCGGTGATGAACTCGATGAAGTCGCCGAACTTGGTGAGGTCGATGCCGGCGAACAGTTGAATGATGGGTGCGAGGACTTGGCCGAGCGGGCCGAGGTCGGCGCCGTTGATGCCGAGGGCGTCGAACAGCTGCTGCAAGGAGGGAAGTAGGTTGCCCAGGCCGCCGAACAGGTTCCCCACCGCGGTGAGCAGGTCCCGGACGTCGGCGACGAATTCGGGGTCGATGCCGAACACGCCGGCCCAGGCGGTGATGATGTTGTTGATGACGTCGACGAACTGTTCTTGCGGCACGACGTAGCCGAAGAAGAACTTCGATGCGGCCTCGAACAGGCTGATCGGGAATGGGCCGTCGCCGAACCCGAACAGGGCACCCAGTGCGGGCAGGATGTATTGCAGGTCGCCGAAGTCCAGTGCGCCCTTGGCGAGTTCGCCGCCGCCGAGCAGCACGATGATGTCGGCGACGAACTGCTGGAGCTGCTCGATGGGGTTGGCGGTGGCTTCGTTGATGCCCTTCTGCAGCTGCTTCTGGTTGGCCGCCAGGTAGCGCAGCTGGGCGCTGTGTCGCTGCAGCAGCTCAGCCATTTTCTCCTGGCTGGTGGTGTCCGCTGGGCCGCCGTTGGCGATGGAGTTGAGTGCCCGGGTCTGCGGGTTGGTGTAGCCGGATCCGCCGAAGCCTGCGGTCACAGGGTCAGCTCCGCGTCGTCGAACCACACTCGGCCGGCGCTCATGGCGGCGCCGACGTGCAGCCGTAGCGCCACGTGTGTTGATCCGACTGGTGTGAGCACGCTGCCGCCTCCCAATTTTGTCCAGGGCACAGTTCCGGTTGGGTTGATGGATCCGACGAGGACGGCCTGTGTGGGCGTGAGGGTGTCGTCGTAGAACTGCGCGGCGATGCTGACGCTGTTGCCGGAGGACACTGCGCCTGCACACTTCACGGAGACCTTCATCGGGAAGATCTGGAAGGCTGACAAGCCGTAGGGCTGGGTGAGCAGGTCGTGATCGGTGCCGTCGGCGGTGATCGTGACCGAACCGAGCGCGTCGTGGCCCTGGCTGCCGTCCCATACCCAGCCGGGCCCGGTCGGCGTCCAGCCGCTCAGGTTGTTGTCGAAGTGGCCGTTGTCGACGATGTTGCCGACGCCGTCGGGGTAGTAGATCTGGTCATAGTTGAACGCGCCCTCAGCCATGAGTTGCAGTTGGCAGGTGTTCTTTCCGACGTCGAACTGGATCGCGATGATCTTGTGGTACTGGCGGATATGCCCGACCCACGGCATGAATCCGGACACGATGATGGTGTCGCCGACGTCGAAGCTGCCCATGGGTGCGTTCGGATGGTTCGGGTCGATGGTGATCTGTTCCCAGTACGCGGGGGTTTGTCGGCGGGCCAGGCGCCGGTGGGCCCAGGCCGCGGCGCGCTCGTTGGAGTCGATGTTGGCGGTGGCTTCGTCGAGGTAGCGGCGCAGCCGGTTCGGGTCGGCGTTGGCCAGCGTCGAGGAGTACTCGAAGCCGGGGAACCATCCGGTGACGCCGACGTCGGACACCCAGTCGGTTTCGGTTTCGGTGTGCGGTTTGGCCGACAGCACGTTCTCGTTGAGGACGAACGCGAGTGTCTCTTGGATCAAACCCAAACGGGGATAGCCGAGTTGGATCTTCTTGACGATGTCGGTGCGGTCGGCGTTCCATTCGGACCGCTCGATGTAGTCGAACGGGATATCGCGCGCCAGGGCGTCGATGTAGTCGCCGCAGTCCAGTTTGTCGACGGCCCGCACGAACGTGGCGAAGAAGTTCAGGTTGAGCAGGTCACCGTCGAACGCGTACCCGGGCAGCATCTCCACACCGCTGCTCTTCGGGTAGATCTCGACGCCGAGGTCGCCGTTGGGGAAGTCTTCTTGCAGGTGCCGCCAGATCTCCACGACCGGCTCGAAGGCGTCGTTGGCGGCCCAGTTGAGATCTTCGAGCCACGGAATGCCTTTCGGGTAGGCCGCAAACCCTTTGGCCTTCAGGTGCAGTACCCCGGAGTTGGGGTCGACGTCGGAGGGCTGCACGATGCCGGTGCACCAGATGCGCCGCTTGCCCATCATCACTTTCTCGAGGTGGATGTACTGCTGCCACGGCTTGAAATAGATCCCGGCCACCGACGGGTCATGAAAGTCGATGTCGCACGTGATGTCGCAGCCATCGGACAGGGCCCGCTGCACGACAAGGTTGTTCACGATCACGTCGCGGGCCACGATTTCGCGGCTGCGGGTCTCCTGGACGATGACGCGCCACCGGTTGTCCGGGGGCAGGTAGATGCCGTCGTCGCCGATCGTGCGCACCCCGGTCCAGTTGTAGCGGCCGGACGCGCGACCTGTTTTCGGGCTCGCGCCGACGGCAGCACCGGCCCACCCATAGGTGGCGGCGGTGTGCCCGGCGGCTGGGCGCACTCCGGTGGCCGCCCCTGTGAAGCTGTAGGCGGCCGACGCTGTGCCTGGCATGGGTTACGAGGACGATCCGGTGAGGTCGAGATCGTTGACGGTGTAGTTGCCTTCGGAGTCGGCGGTGAGGTCGCCGGACAGCTGGAAGTTGCCGTACCAGATGGCACCGGCACCGGTGCCCGACCACAGCGACACCCACGTGATGGGGCCGTTCGGTGTGGCGCCGGAGAACGCCATCGGTGCGGCCAGCCCGAAGTTGCCGGAGCCGGAGACGACGGTCCAGGAGGGGACGACCATCGCCGCGGACGACTTGCTGGCCGCGCCGCCGGCGCCTGGGTTGGCGGTGTGCAGCTGGGCGCCGCCGAGCGCGGAGCGGATCGCGTCGGCACCCAGTTTCATTGCGGCGTCACTGAATCCTGACATCATGCTCCAATCACAGGGTGTTGAGTGCGTCGCGCCACAGCACTGTGCAACCGCTCGCACCGGTGGTGCCGGTCGCGGTCCACGACATCGGAATCGGCGCGTCGTCGGGGATCTGCAGCTGGTCGAGGTAGCGCGTGTTGCCGATCAGGGTGGTGCGCAGGTTGAGCCCGTTGCTGTCGATGATTCGCCGCGACCACGGGTAGCTGTTCACCTCGACCCGCACCCCGGCCGGGATGGTGTACTGCAGCTGGATCTCGCATTCGCCGACGATCGCGAACGGGTTCACCGCGGGCCCGGTGAACACCACCCGGAACCATGACGGTGCGTCACCGCCGTCGCGGGTGTAGTAGATGGGGGCTGCGTTGACGGCCAGCGTTGCGGCGTACTCCTGCTCGGTGTAGCTGAGGGTGTCGACGCGCTGGTACTCCGCGGTCACGGTGTGCCACTGGCTGCCCTTGCGTTTCAGAGTGTAGGTGAACTTGCGTGGGCGGCCATAGATTTGGCGTGCCACACCATATCCGTCGCAGTAGGTGAGCGGCTTGAGCGCACCCCACTGCTGTTTGATCTCGTCGGCTTTCCACTCTTTCTGCAACGCGGTCAACAACTTCGACGACTTGGCCGTCAGCGCGTCGGGCAAGTGACCACCGATGTTGGGCGCCGGGGCGTTGTCGATCACGCCGATCTTCATGGTGAGCGGCCCGGCCTGAAAACTGTCCTGCCCCATCCGGACTTCGTCGGCGAGCGGGACCTGAAAGTCCTGGTTATTCACGTTGTAGGACTGCAGGTTGGTGCTCAGCACCGGGTACAAGGTGCCGCGGCCGAACACGAGATTGCCGATCTGCCATTGGTAGGGGCGCAGGTTGCGAGACATGTCAGAAGTTCGCCGCCGCCATGGCACCCGACGTGCCTTGTGTATTCACCATCCACATCGTCTCGTTCAACATCTCCCCTGGTGACTGGCCCGGGCCGGCGTAGATATTCCACTGGCTGTTGATCTGCGGGTTCGGGTTCGAACCGCCGCCGTAGTCGTAGGTTTGGTTGATCCAGCTCGGCACGTTGAGCGAGTTCTTGTTGCCCGGGTTGTCCTCGCTGTAGGTGATGAGCTGGCCGGTGTTCTTGTTCAGCAGGAACCGCACATCGCCCATCAGTGGTGTGCCGCCGAGACCGGCGGTCAGCTGCGACAGGAACCGGCCCACGTAGGTGCCGGCGATGTGGTAGAGCTGCTGGCCGAAGTCGATCGCCATGTTCACGCCCTGCAGGGCAGCGCCGATCAGCTGCGAGATCTGCCCGGCCGCCGACAGCGCCATCGATGCGCCCGCCGCGCCGCCGGACGGGTCGCTGCCGCCGCCGGCGCCGACCAGGCCGCCGATGGTGGACAGGATGTTGCCGGTCGCGCTCGCCACGTCGGCCGCGAACGTGAGGTACTTCTGGAAGTTGTCGACGATCTTCATGACGTCTTCGGTGTTGCGGACGCCGTAGACCAGCCGGTCGGCGATGTCCTGCGTCGCGCCGAGCGCTTCGAGTCCGCTGCCGATCGCCTTGAACACACCGGTGACGGCGTTGGCCGCGCCGCTCATGGTTGACTGTGCCGTGGACAGCGCGGTTTTACCCTGCTGGAAGCCTGCGTCCCGGGCGATCTGACTCTGGGTGGACTGCAGTGCGTCGATGGTGTTCTTGTTGCCGACAGCGTCCTGGGTCTTGAGGTCGGTGATCGTCGAGTCGATACCGGTGAGCGCGGACAGCACCGAGTCGTCGGAGGCACCCGGGGTTTTCGCCGCGTCGATCTGCGCAGCCAGAGCTGGGTTGCCCTGCAGATAGGCCTGCAGCAGTTGCTCGTTGACCGACAGGTTCTTGTCCGCGGTGTCGAGCACCTGGTCGATCGACTTGCCCGACGGCAGCATCATTTGGATGCCCGAGCGCGCTGAGGTCGGAGAACCAGGCAGCGGGATCGGGGCGCTCTGCCGCGTGTGCACATGAATGTTCGACGGGTCGTTGCCGCCGTGCACGTCGTAGGTGGACTGCGGGTAGTAGCCCGGATCGATCTTGCCGCCGCCGATACCAGTCTTGGCGCCGGTGACGGGGTTCTGCCAGATGACCTGTTCGAGGTTTCCGGGGATGGTCGCCAGGTAGTCGGCGAATTTCTGCAGGTTCTCGGTCGGGCCGGTCCAGTCGATTCCGCGGTTCTGATGCTGCGGGTTGGGTGCGTAGCCGGCTTCGTCGCGGTCGGACTCCTGGTGCCCGGCGTACGTGCTCGGCTTGATGCCGAAGGCCTCGGCCATGGCCATGACCCAAGGCGGGAACACATCGCCCGTGCCCGTGCCATATCCGCCGGTGTCGGTACCGGTGCGCAGACCGTAAGTGCTGGCCATCGGTTTGATGCCGGCGACCTGATCCCATGTCGGCTTGTCGTTGGTGGCCGACGTGGCGGTCGTGAGCCCACTCAGCAGGTCTTGGGCGTTCTCCCGGCCGGCCAGCCCGGCACCCCAGTCGGATCCGCTGGGGTTGCGTTGCAGAATCCGCGCGGCGATGGCCGCTTGCTGCTGCGGCGTGGCCAGCAGCGGGCTGGCTGCAAAGTCAGTGCCGCCGTGAGCTTTCCACGTGGCAGGGGTGATCTGAAACAGGCCCTCTGCTTCATTGCCACCGGAGTTGACGTCGATGATTCCCTGGCGTTGGTTGATGCCGCTGGATTCCCGCTTGATCAGGTGCGCCCACGCCGGGTTCGGGGAAGTCCATGTGCCGTCGGGGTTTTGAACCAAAGGAACGGTGGCCCCCGTAATCGGCTTGATCTTTCCGCCCGGTTCTACACCCGGCCCGAATACGTCCTGCCAGTTCGGTCCCTGCTTCTTCTGCTCCTCCAGCGCTTTCTTCTCCTGCTGCGCGGCAAGCTCTTCCGGGGACATCTTCACCCAGGGTCGGGTGTTGAGTGCGGGGATCATGCCGAGCGCCTGGAACATCGTCCCGGCGATGTTCTGCGATAGCAGGTTGAATCCCGCCTCAGCGACGTCGAGGATGTTGCCCATGTCCTTGGCGAAGCCTTTGAGGCCACGCCTGTCGGAGAATTCGTGCCGCAGGTAGGCCGACAGCACTGAGTTGTCGGCGCCGGCGATGTGGGCGGGCAGCAGCGCGCCGCCCAATCCTTCAGCGCCGCCGGCCGCCGGGGCGCCGCCACCGATACCGAGCGCCGCGCTGGCGGCCGCGGCCGTCGAGCTGGCCGCCGCCGAGATCGTGCCCTGCGCCGCGCGCATACCGTCGGCCATGTCCTGGACCATCTGCTGGCCGCGGACCTTGGTGTAGCCGTCGCCGGAGAACGGACCCCACTTGGCTGGGGAATGCTGGAACCAGCCCGCGATGCCCTCGACGACGCTCTTCGCCGCGCCGGCCAACGCACCGAGCCCTGTCGCGTTCTTGAGGCCTTCCACTAGGCCGTCGAGGATGCTCTTGCCCCACTCGACAGCTTTGTCCGGCAGATCCTTGAAGAAGTCCTGGATCGCGTCCATGACGCCACCGAAGGCGCCGGGCACCTTGCCGGCCATCTCGCCGACCCACTTGAGGAAGTTGGTGATTCCGTTGACCACCCCGGCGAACGCCTTGATGCTCAAAGTCAGAACCGACACGAAGTTGCGGAACAGGTCCACCACGATCGGGATGTAGGGGGTGATCGCAATGAGCGCGTCGGTCACCGCGCTGAACAGCTTCGGCAGCTGCGGTCCGATGCGGGTGATCAGATCGAGGAAAATGGCGACCAGTGGGCCGATTTGAGGCAGCAGCTCCCGGAACGCGTTCGACAGCAGAACGAACATGTTGGGCAGTTCGGGGCCGACCTGATTGATGAGGTCGGCGAACGCGCCAGCCATGTTGAGCAGGAACTGGTTGAGCGCCGGGGCGAGCGCCACGATTTGAGGGGCGAGCTGCGCCATGGACTGTGCGAAGGTGTCGAAAAACACCTGCCAGCCGGGAGCTGTCGCAACACCGAGCTGCACGAATGCTGTGCCGATCGAGGCGAGACCGTTGACCAGCGGACCCAGCATCGGCAGGAACGCATTCGTCGCCTCACGCACCGTGCTGAAGAAGTCGGTGAGTGCCTGCTGCCCCTCTGTGGACTGTGTCCAGTTGTTCAGTGCGATGGCCATCTCGTCGAGCCAGCCGAGAAGTCCACCGCCGCCGAACTGGTCGGCGATCGTCATGATGTTCCCGAACGCCTGGGTCACGTTGATGACGATGTCGACCAGGTGCCCGAATCCGTTGATGGCGGACTGAATCCACGCCTGGAATGAACCGTCGGAGGTGGCCTGGCCGATGAGGCCAACCAGCGCGGTGAGGGTGTCGGCGATCCTGCCGCCGATCTGCTCGAAGAACGACGACCCCACCACGATCAGCTGCTGGAAGATGCCGAACAACGGCTGGATTGCGGGCAGCATCGCCTGCAGGCCGGCGGAGATGTTCTCGATGAACACCGAGAACGATTGCACCGCAGCGGGTGTCTCCAACAGCGAGGCGAGCTCGTGCGCGGCCTGACCGAAAATTCCGGAGGCCTGTGACATTCCGCCCGCGATCAGCGGCAGCCACGTTTGGATCAGCGGCTGAATGTCGGCGGCGATCTTGGTGAAGAACGAATCCTGCACCGCGCCGCCGGCAAGCTTGAACTCATCACGGAACTGCGCGATCCCCAGCATCGCCTCGGCGGCGGCCGGGCCCATGTTCTTGATGTCCTCGAGGAACTTCTTCGGGTCGTCGGCCATCATGTCGGTGAGCGCGTCACCGACACCGTGGAACGCCACCTCCAGCGTTTGCATGGAGAACCCGACACCCGCCGCCACCGCGGGCAGCAGGCCGAGGACGCCGGACAGTTGCCGCGCCGCGCCGGCGATGTTGATGATGCCTTGCACGCCGGCGGCGCCACCCAGCCCGGCCAGCCCGCCGAGGGACGGAATGCCCATCGCGATGGCGCCGACCTTGCCTACGGCGAGCTCAAAGCCGGCGATCTCTTTGACGAATCCGCTGATGAAGCCACTGCCTGACTTGGCGCTGTCCCCGAGTTTGTCGATGCCGTCGGCGGCCAGGGTGAGGCCCGCGGCCGCGGCCTTGCCCTGCGGACCGAAGAACGCCGCAGCTTTGGCCGCCACACCGAGCGTCCGCGCCAGACCTGTTGTCTTGTCGCTGACATCGTCCTGGACCGCGCCGAGCCGCTCAATGTTGCGCGACAGGTTCGGGATGATGTCGGACAGGCTGGACATGACCCGCTGGCCGACCGACATCCGGTCCGTCAGTGCCCGGTGCGCGTCGCGTTCGGCGTCGACGGCCTTGGCGTGCCGCTTACTGGCGTCTTCCATGCGGCGGTATGCCGCCTCGACGTCGTCAGCTGTGGCCTTGCTGTCCAGCAGGGTGGCGTTCAGATTCCGCTGAGCGTTGTCGACGTCGTCGCTGGCTTGGCGGACCTCTTTCAGCCGGGCGCTGTAGCCCTGCGCTGCATCGGCGGTGTTGTCGAACTGCCGGTCGGTGTCCTTCAGCGTCTTCTGGGTTTTCGACAGCGACTTGTCGGCGGTCGTCGACGACGCGGCCACACTGTCGAGATCCTTGACGGCCTTGCCCGCGCCGCTGCCGTCGTAGGTGATCTCGATCTTGCCGTGGGCACGACCCAGCGAGTAGTCAGGCACCGGTCAGCCCATCCACCGCCGCGCGGACCAGGATCACAGGACGATGTCCTCGTCATGCGGGGACTGCTCACCGAGGACCCTGGCGTTCGACGAGGCCGCAGCCATTGCGGGATCGGCGAATCCGGTTGCCGATTGGTTCATGTCACCGCCCATCAGTCGCTCCCATTCCCGAATCCGTTGTGCCCGCGCAATCACCGGGTTTTTGCTCTGCCCGACTTCGTCGAGCCGGGCCAGCACACCGCGCCCGAACGCGGCGATGCCCCGGTTGAAATAGAACCGTCCGAACTCCCCGACCCGATCGTCGAGAATCGCTATGTCACTGGGTTTCTGGCAGAACAGCTTCGCCATCTCGTAGATCTCATAGGCCAGAGTCGGGCTCGTCGCGTACGCTTTTCAACGCCGCGAACTGCTCCCCCAGCGCAGCGGATCGCAGCTCGTCGGGCATCACAGCATCGAAGATGGCCATCTTGTCGTCGGGTTCGATCTCGCTGACGTTGATCTGCTCATCGGTTGTCGGCCCGTCCAACACCACCCGCGGGCACACCACGCCAGCGGCGACAACACGGTTGACCGGCCCGAAAATCTTCTGGCTGGTGTCCGGGTCGAACATGGCGCGCAACGCTTCTTGCTGCGCAGCCTCGACACGGGCGGGATCATCGCCCCGGATGTCTTTGAGCAGCTCCGGCGCGAAGCCGTCGAGGATGTCCACGACCTTCAGGTCGATCACCTGCATCTTGCGCAGCTTGCGGATTCGGACGAACGCGCCGCTGGGCAGCTCTAGGTCCGATTCGGCAGGCTTCTTGAACCCGTAGGCCGGAACGGAAGAAGCCGCCGCCAGCGCCTCCCCCGCGGTGGGGTTCGGCGCCGACGGCGGCTCAGGCACAGCTTCCGCACCCAACTCAGCACCAGGCTCGTATGCGCATCCGGGGACGTGCGGCACCGTGACGGCGGTACCGCAGCACCAGTCCCGCCGGGTGGCCGGGATGGATGGACGGCTGTTCTGCTGCTCTTCGATGGGTGATGTCATCGTGGCCTCCTAAGGGCTCTGTCTGATGAATGGTGTTGCGGCGGTTTACGCTGCCGGGGTGGTGGCCGATACCGCGGTGCTGTACGGGCCGACCGTGGTGCCGAACTTGCCGGCGACCCGGAACTTGTGGGCCGTCGACGCGGTCAGACCAGTCACCGTCGTGGACGCCGTGGTCGGCTCGCCGCCGGCCGCCGAGGTCACCGCCGTCCACGTGGTGCCACCGTCGGTGGACTTCTGCACCATGTAGCTGTCCGCGGTGGGCAGCTCGTTCCACGACAGCGCCACACTGGTCGCCGTGAGCGCACCGACGGTGACGTTGCTCGGGATCGGCAGCGGGTTCGGCACCGGGGTCGAGCCCAGCGTCGACTTCTGCTGGTTGAACTCGATCTCGTACAGGTAGTCGTCGTCGTCACCGGGCATCGGGGTGCCCATGAAGTCGATCGACGGAACCATGAAGGTGCCGTACTTCATGTCGGCCTGGATCTTGCCGTTGGCCTTGCAGCGGAAGATGCGGGACACGTTGTCGCCGCCACCGTTGGACAGGGCCTGGCCCTCCGCACGCCAGTACGGCCGCTGGTCGCTGCCCTTCTTGCGCAGCACCCGCTTGACGTTCGGCTCGACGCCGGACTCGATGAGCTGGCCGCCGGTGAAGATGGACCAGCACATCATGTCCAGGCCGCCGGCCTCGATCGAGCCGTCGACGGTTGCGCCCTTGCCCTGGATGGCCACGGCGGCCTTGTCGTCACCGTCGAGGGTGTCGAAGTCCTCCGACTCGGTGAACGCCAGGGTCTGGGCGATCGGCAGCCGGTAGGACGTCGGCCCGAGGATGGTGCCGTCGGTGTCGAGGTAGGGGGTGATCCAAACCCGGTGCAGGCCGTAGGGCTTGGTGTCCGGGTTGCCAGGAGATGCGGTCATTTGTGGTACTTCCTTTCAGCAGCGGGGGCTCCCCGGCCTCTGATAACTGGGTCCTTGAACTTCAGCGTTTCCAACAGCTCACACTCTGGAAACGAATACCTGTGCAACACAACGGAATCGCCACCTGTGCAGCGCCAGTGGTTGCACTTGACTTCGATCCTGTTGCCGTCGATGACCTTGAAGTGCAGCGCACCGCCGGAGCATCGAACGTCGAAGACGTCTTCCACCTCGCCGGCGGGAACGTCAGGCACGGGCACGACGAGGTTTAGCGATCGACCTTGTTGCCGTCGGCGTCGACCAGCTCGAAACGCTTGCTGTTGGTCAGCAGGTAGTCGAGCTGCGCGTCGGTCAACGAGCTCGCCGGCACGCGGAAGTTGTTCTGCAGCTTCCACACCAGCGTGCGATCGGCGTGAATACCGACCTCGGCCCACTGCTGGACGGTGATCTCGGCGTAGGTGCCCTCACCCAGGCGCGTCGGACGGTTCTTGAGCTCCTCGGCGTTGGCCGCCGCGGTCCGGGGCCCGGTGTACAGCACGAACTTGCCGCCGCTGTCGCTCTTCGGCGCGGCGGCCGCGGCTTCGGCCCTCGCCCTGTTCTCGTCGGACACCGCGGGCTGTGCGTCCTCGACCGGGGCGATGTCTCCGGTGTTGCCGGCTCGTCCTGTTGCCATTACCTCACTACCTTTCGTTGGTCGCGTGTGATCACGCGGTTACCTTGCAGCTCAACGCCATATAGGCGGCCTGTCGGCAGATCGTCATGTACTTCGGGTCGGTCACGTCCGGGCCGCGGCCCTCGAACCCGACGTAGTTCAGCCGGTAGCCGTCGCCGCCGAGCACTCCGGCCGGCGAGTCCGCGACGGCAGCGAAGATCGCGTCGACGCGGTCGATCATGTTGTCGATCCGGCCGTAGTCGGTCGACCGGGCGATCGGCACGTGGAAGTAGATCTCCAGGCGCCGCTCAGCGTTTTCTTGGATGGCCTCTTCGAAATCCGTACGCCGCCAACAGACAACGATGAATGCCCCGTCACTCGGGCGCTGGTCTGCTTCGAAGTTCGGCACGATCACCAACGCTGGCCAGCCCGGGGCCGTGCCCAGCTCAGCCAACTCGGTGTCGTTCCGCAGCAGATCCAGGACAGCTGCGCGGGCCACCCGTCAGCCCTTCCTCACCGTGTTCAGCGTGCCGCGCAGACTCTTCATCAGCTTCTTCCCCATCGCCGCGACTGTCGGCATGATGATCTGGTCTTTGCCGTTGTTGCTGATCTCCAGCCAGATGCCGTAATCCACCCCGTGGAGAAACCAAATCGACTTGTGCTTGCCCGCCAGGTCGGCCACCGTGTGCAGTGCTGCGCGGGCCTCACCCGGAACGCGGTCGTTACGGTTGCCCTTGCTGTCGCGCCACGGCGCCTTCTCTTTCATCTCGGCTTCGCCGTCGTCGGCGGCGATGGTCATGAACGCGTCGACGACCTTCTCGTAGTCCGGTTCGACGTCCTTGACGTTGTCGCGCAGCTTGACCAGCCCGGAGCTAAGTTCCGACAGGCGGCCGAAGGTCTTAGCCACCGCTGTGGCCGGTCACTTTCAGGACCGAGATCACGATGGCCTTGACCTGGTACGGCCGTGTGTTGTCCACGGACTGCACCGTGTACGTGGCCGCGTAGTCCTCCCAGGTGTCGCCGACCTCGATGACAGCGTCGTAGGCGCCGATCATCTCCTCCCGGAACGTGCGGACGGTCCCGAGATCAGTGGCCGACTGGTCGACGCCGTCGAGCGCTTCCTTGTTGAACTTGGCGAAGATCTGCGGGTCCCGCGGAACTCCGGGCGCGTAATCCTTGCCACCGCCGGGCTTCTCGATGACCGTCCCGGTTGCAGGGGTCAGCACGATCGGCTGACCACGCAGCTCCAGCAGCTCGGCGACCGCGGCCCGCGCATCTGCGGTCATGCCGTCGATGGGAGCGCTCATCAGCGGGTGATGAATCCTGGAGCGACCATGATCGTGCCGAACTTCTGACGGCGCGTGTGCAAGCGCACCTTGTCCAGTTCTGCCGGGGTGAACTGCACCCGTCCGCGGGTGGCATCAGATGCGTACCAGGCCCGGCTGGTCGTGATGTCGGGCGTGGTGGTGCTGTGTTGGCTTGCGCCAGAGGGGTTCCGGAACAGGTCCAGTACCTTCTCGCACACGACGCTTTTTACGCGGTTGAGCCGATCCGGATCCCCGATGGCAGCCGACTCTGCGGCGATGTCCGCGAGTTCCTTGCGCAACGACGGCACCTGGTACATCAGTTCGCTCTCGACGTCACCGATGCGTTTGGTCACCCAGTCCAGCCGGTTTGAGGGAATGGTTCCCTCGAACCGGCTGGTGACGTCCTCCCGCGTGGCGAACTTGCCGTCGGTGGGCGTCGGGGTGGTCATTCGACCGGAACACCCGCCTCCGAGAGCGCGGCGATGATGCCGGTCTTGTTCAGACCTTCGACGTCGACGTTGTGCTCGGCGGCGTAGGCCGCCCAGCGGTCGGTGCCCGACCCGGGCCCGGCCTTGGGCGGCGGTCCGTCGCCGTCCTCGTCGTCGTCCTCACCGTCGTCCTCGTCATCGCCGACGCCCGACTCATCATCGGCCAACTCGTCGTCGGCCGATTCGTCGTCGGCCGCGGCGGCGCCATCTCCGTTGAGCACCACCGGGTTGGTGATGAGCTTCTTCGCCCACGCGGGGATCTCCGCCCCGGGCTCGATGCACACCACCTTTCCGGTGGGGTCGCTGAGATGGACAGAGAACTCGCTCTTGTTGGTCGCCATCTCGCCCCCTTATCGGACCTTGGCGATGAGGATCTTGCGCGGATCCGCGAGGACCGGCAGCACCACACCGTCGACGAAGGTGGTCTTCCGGAAGGGAGGCTGCTCCTCGCGGACGAGGATGCCGATGATGCCCGACGCCGATTCGACCTGAACGTTCTTGGCGTTCAGCTCCATCGACGTGGTCGGAACACCCCAGGCGGTGAAGCCGAGGGTGCCCAGGTCGGCCGGCAGGAACAGCAGGCGGTCGGCCGGGTAGGCGGCGGTCGTGACGCCGTCCACATCGAAGCTCGAGTTGTAGATCGAGCCGCCGGGCTGGCCGTCGGTGGGCACCATGAACGGCGGGATGCCGAATCCGCTGAGGAACGCGTTGATCTCGGTGATCGACACCCAGGTGGCGCCGGTCTGCGTGCCCTTGATCGCGGCGATCAGCTTGGCGTTCTGCATGAGGTCCTGGACGACCGCGGTGGAGGTCCGGAACTGGCCATGCGGTGCCCCGTTCACGCTGGAGTAGACGCCGGTCCAGGTGATCAGATCCGTGATGGGGTCCGAGTTGGCGTGATCCGACCACAGCGTGGCCGCGGTGACCTTCTGGCCGGCCGCGATGCCGTAGTCGACCTGCTGCTGCACACCGTTCTCGTTGATGGTCAGGACGCCGTCGGTGAGGACGTCACCCCAGGCCAGCTCGACGCGGTTCTGCGCGTAGCGGGTCAGGTTGGTCAGGTCGTCGTAGACCGCGTCGACCAGGATGTTCTGGATGGTGCCGCCGTAGCGGGCCATTTCCTTCTGCCGGCGCTCGTACTCGCCGACGCTCAGCTGGCCGCCGAGCGGCAGCATGCGGACGCGCTTCTCCGAGCCGGTGTCGCGCGGGGCCACCCAGAACGAGCCGTCCCAGTTGCGGAACTTCGCGGCCCGGTTGGTCTGCGTGATCGTCGCGAAGTCGATCTCGTCGGTGTCGTAGTTCCGCGAGGGGAACTCGGCGGTGAAGCGGTTGTTCGACGGCAGCGGGACCTGCTGCGTGAACGTGATGGTGTCTTCGAGCGGCACGGGGCCGTCCAGGAAAAGAGCCATGAGTCAGTTCCTTCCTTACGCTTCGAACCGGATCTGGGCCAGCGCCGACTTCGCTGCAGTCAGGCTGGCTGCAGCGGTCACGGTTCCGGTGTTGGACGTGCCGTCGAGAGCGCCCTTGGTGCCGCTCACGGCCGCGAACGGCAGCTTGGCGGCGGACACGATGGCGTCGTTGACGACGGCGCCGGTGCCGACCTTCGTTGCGGTGCTGCCGTTCTGGCGGACCGCGCGGACATCGGCGTAGGTGATGCCGTAGGCGGTCTGCGTGCCGTCGGAGGCCGCCGCGTCGTACGGTCCGAACAGGCCGGTTGCGGTGACCTTGCCGATGACGGTGCCCGACGGGATGTACCCGTTCGGGAAGTGGGTGGCCTGTGTGAACTTGCTGATGTCCAGCGTCACGTTGGGCTTGACCTTGGGTTCCTGCAGGAGCCACTGCTTGTTGCCGACCTGATAGTTCGTGGTCTGCAACGAAATGTCGGTCGACATAGCGTTTCCTCTCTGTTAGGTGGTTTGCTGCTTGCCGAAGCGTTTCTCCGCTGCGGCAAGTCCGTTCGCTCCGGGCTTGAGGGCTGCGCCCCCTGACCCACCGCTGTGTTGTCCCCAATCACGCTGCTGCCCACTGTTGTTGGACTGCTGCTGATCGTTCTGGCCACCGCCCTTGGGGGCGAGGTGGCCCATCACCTTCTCGCGGTCGATATCGCCTTGGTCGTTGGCGAATGCTGCGGGATTCCGCCCGTACATCCACGACTCCAGCTCGTCGCCCTTGAGCACTTCACCCGCGATAGCCCGCAGTTGGGCTGTCTGCAGCTTGGGCTTCCACTCCGCATCGGCCGCGGCGCGTGCTGCCTTCTCTGCATCCTTGATCGCCTTCTGGTCTGCGGTGAGCTGCTTGTCACGCAGGCTTTCCAGCTCGGTCTGCATTTCCTGGACCTGTTGCGGTGTAACACCTTTGAACGAGGCCAGGGTGTTTTCCGCCTTGCGGTTGTGGAACCGGTAGTAGGCGGCCTGCTGCTCAGCGGTCATGTCCTTGACAGCGGTGTTGTCCGGGAACCCCTTGTCGGATCCTCCGGACTGCTGCCCGTTGTTGGACTGCTGCTGGTTGCCGGCTTGCTGTTGGCCGTTGTCGGCGGATCCAGCCGCCGAACCATCGCCGCCAGCACCCGCGTCTTCAGATCCGCCCATAGCGGGCCAGATCGGGCCGCGGCGAGTGAAGCCGAGAGCCTGCAAACCAGTGGTCGGGTGAAAAGGTAACTGAGACAATTCAACTCCCATATCAGGTGAGGTGGCGCCCATAACGGGCCTAACCGCCGCTCAGGCGGAAGTCAGTGCATACGAAACAACCCCGGAGCGATGCTCACGGGGTTGTTTCTGGGCGCCAGATCGGCGCTTGTGGTGGGTCTGTTTATCGATTCGACGAAGCGGATGAGCGATTTTGAAGACGACGCTCGTAGGGCGAGACTGCGAGCTTGACGCCCAGCTTCTGTTCTGCGGCCAGCCGCCGAGCAGTCGCCTGCTCCGCGGTAAGTTTCACCTTCCGCGGTGACAGCTCATCATCAATCATGGAGCCCATCTATGCCTCCGGATCAACAAGGGCAAACAGCCGCCAACGGTTCTGCTCCCGATCGTACCGCGCGCCGACGATTTGGTACTGCCGTGCGTCGATGATCAGCATTTCGTGTTCGAGCGGATAGTCGGAGAGCGGCCCGATCGCCAGCGCAGGAGTCCCTGCAGGTACCAGGAAATCCAAGGTCAAAGGGTTTTTGTGACGCTCTGAATGCGCCGGATTCGCCGCCATCGTCGTCGACATAAATCCAGGCTCGTCGAACACCTGCCCGATGAGCTCAGCAACAGCGCTTTCGTCACCAGGACCTGACACACCGAAAACTGCTCCGCTGACCTCTCGCGTCACTCGTACGTCGCGGTCCAGTGGGTATTTCCGCAGGCCATCCCGAATTCGGTCGATAGATCGTTGGATGTCCGGAGTCATCTCGCGGAACTCCCGCAGAGCGCCATTGATGCGTTCGTAGCCGTTGAAGGCGAACGCCTCGATGGTTGCCCGCTCTTGTTCCGTGAGGCGATCGAGCGACCGCTGTTCGGAAGCCGGCACCGCGTACGGAAACTTCTTGAGCGGGTCGTCACCGTCGTCGTCCCCTGCTGCGGCCACGCCACCATTGTTAGGGGTACGTGGAGGCCCGGGTGGCGTGTTGGCCCTGTTTTGTGTCGCTGGTCCGCTCTGGGCTGTGCGAGCTGGCCCGCTCTGGGCCGTGCGATTGGGAGGACCTTGCCGCGGTGGTCCTGAGTTGACGTCTGAGAGAGTCGCCTGGAGCTTCGCGATGAGCTTCTCGTGGTAGGCGATCTTCGGGGAGTCTTCAGGCTCGCCTTCGGCGCGCAGCCGCGCCAGGTTCTCCTCCATGACGTGCAGCTGGTGCTTGGCAACCTCGGCCTGGGCCGGCTGATCGTCCGGCAGCGCTGTCCCGCCGGCGCGCACCTTCGACTTGGTGGTGCGCGGCTTGTACTTCGATTTCGGCACCAGCGTCGGGCCCAGTTCGCCGTGCTGGTCGACCTGGTAGCGGGTCCGCTTAAGGTGGGCCACCGAGGTGCCGCCGGCATCCTTGTACAGCTGGGCCAGGTCGACGGTGTTCAGGTCGTCGGCCGGGTCGTAATCCTCGGTGACCGCCGCGATGGTGCACTTGCACTTGTCGTGGATCGGCAGCAGCTTGCCAACGGTGTAGATCCGGTCCGACGCGGCGATGCACATGCCGCACGTACCGGTGCGGGACAGCTCGGGGTGGATGATCCGCCGGTATCCGATGACGATGATGCCGTTGCGGGTCTTGCCGGTGTCCAGGTCGACTGCTTGAACGATAGATTCCTGCTCTGCTATCCGCTGAGCGAGCATCAGGTTGTTGTCGACCAGGTCGTCGATGCGGCCAGCAGCCAACGCTGCGGCGACTTCGTCGGATGCGCCCTGCGATTTCGCGAACCGGTACACCATGCCCGGGCGGGCCAAGACGCCCAGCGCTGTCATGTCTTTCTTCGACAGCCGAACGTTGCTGTCCTCGCCGTAGCCGACACTGATCGACTGTCGCTCCACAATCAGCATTCCCTTGCGGACCACCGCGGTCGCGCCGCGCACATCGACCGGGTTCGACGGGACGGCGTCGACCGGAATGCCCATGGCAGCCAGCTGCTGAGCCTGGCCAGCTGCGGCCATTCGGGCCACCGCGGTCTGTGCCGATTCCATCAGTTGCGCGGCCTGGATGGTGAAGGCCTCGACCTGCTTCGGGTCGTAGGGATCGACCGTCGCCCACAGGCGTCGAATCGCAGTCTTGGCCCAAGCGGCGGTGTTTTCGCGGGTCGCGATGATCCGTTCGGACATCGCTGCCGCGGTGCTGACCGGGTCAGCACCAGCGGCACGCGCCGCCACGAGTTGCTCTGCAACAAGCAGCGCCTGCTCGTAGCTGGTAGGAGCGCTAGTTGGTGCCGTCATCATCCAGCGCGCCTACGTCGGTGGCGCTCACCGACTCCGGCGATGTCTGCTGCTGCGCGGCCCCCTGCTGTTGGGATGGCCCGGTTGGCAGCCCCATCAGACTGTCAGCGGTCAGCCTGGTGATGTTGCGTTTCGCCTCGTCAGGCGTCATGTCCCAGATCCGGATGCACCGGTCCTCGAGCGACAACGTGCCGACCGCCTGGGTCGAGGCGGATCCCTGTTCAGCCAACGTGTGGAACTCCAGCGGGCCCCACTGCAGCTGCATCCGGCGGCCGCGGTCGGCCGCACCGCTGAGCGCGAATAGCATGCGCCACAGCAGCTTCAGCTGCGGGGCGTTGCGAACACGGCGGTCGCGGCACTTCGACGTCAGGGACTCACGGAGCAGGCCGGCGCCCTGCGCCGAGTTGGTCGCGTCCGGAGTCACCAAGTGCAGGGGCGTGCTGGTCAGCGCGGCGAATTCCTTGACGTCGTCGAGCTTGCCCTTGAGGATTCCGTTGAAGTCGGTTTGCTGCGACTCCCAGATCTTGAAGCCCTCGGGAATGCGCCACATCGAACCGGGGCCGGCCTTGAACAAATCGTTGAGGTCGACGGGTGCCGCCTGGTCGGGGCTGTCCTCGTCCTCTTCGTCCTCGTCACCCTCGAGTGCGCGCTGCCGCAGCGCTTGATACCAGAAACCGATGATGCGCTGCAGCGTCGTATCGATGATGCGGTCGAGCAGGTCGATGTGCGGCTCGTATTCACCGATGCCGTTGTGGTTTTCGAACCGCACGATGGGGATACCACCCAACGCGTCGAGACCTTCGATCGTCTCGACCTCACCAACCGGTGACCACAGTCCTCGGCTCGGGTCGAACCCGGCGGTGTACTTCTTGCCGGGCAGGAACAGGTGCGCAACGTTTTCACCGATGATCGGGTCGAAACTGCGCACCAGCGCGGCCGCCAGTCGCAGCGGATTGTTCAGGTCCGGAATGCCGACGCAACGCCGCGGGTCGATCGCGTGCACGTTCGGCACGGGGTTGTTGTTTGACAGTGTCGGCCCGCCGGCGACGCCGGGAACCACCATGGCGTAGGACTCACCAAGTGCGAACTCAAACTCGAAGATGGTCTTGAGCACCGCGGCGAAGCCGGTCTCGTCCATGATGTCGGCGGCCATGTCGTCGCCGTTCGCATCGGAATCGACGAGCGTCGAAACCGCCTGCAATTCCAGGCGATCCAGCATCGGGCCGATGCACATAGGTGCATAGTTCGACCGGGCTTTGCGTATGACGCCGCGGAACACCTCGTGGTACTCCGGTTCCAGCTGCGGCAACGGCGGGTCACCGACGTTGTAGGACCACAGGGCATCGAGGTACTTGTTCCGCGGTGTCCAGTAGCGCGAGATGTTCGCCGAGCCATGCATTTCGGTCTGCCAGGTGCCTTGCGTCGCCGGCCGTGGCAGGCCGTCCTGCCAGGGGGCCCGCGTCGGCGAAGTGAACATCGAATTCAGGATCTGGAACCACTCCCACGGATCCAGATCTGCGCGGGAAGAGGGGACTGCAGCGGTCAAGTGGCACCTCTTCCTATCTGATTCGGGCGATCACCCTCTTCTTGCGCTTCGGCACGTTCGGCAGCACGTCCATGCGGGCTTGCCACGACAAGATCCCCGCCATGCAGAGGTCGAACTTTCGGTCGGGGTGGATCTTGGTGAGGATCCAGACCTTTTCGCCGGTCTCCTCGTCGGCAACGAGGTTGGTGCTGCGCCGGCCCGCGTTGCGCAGATGCCGTGTGAGATCTCCAACGTTGGCCAGGTCGCCGTCGCTGGCGCCGGTCGGGCTGTTGTGCATGATGCTGCCCGACGCGATCGCGTCCTCGTATGCCGTGATGGCCTTGAAGATTCGGCGCCGCTGGTTGGTCCAGAACTCCTCGACCACATCGGGATGCTCCGCGGCCCAGGCGCCGACCGTGTAATTCCAGTGCGGCGGATCGGCATACAGCTTCAGCACCCGGAACCGTTTGAACAGTTCCTTGCGCTTCTCGTTGACCTCTATCTCGTCGACTTCCCAATCGTCCGGCGCGTCGTGGGGCTTCTCCCAGGCGCCTTCCAGCTGTTGAAGGCCCGTTCTCACGTCTGTGACGACGAAGCCAGTCGAGTCCCGCTGCCGCGCACCGTCGAACCCGATCGTCACGTACGCCCGAGGCGGGATGACCTCCGGCACATAAAGCTGGTTCCAACGACCGATGTCGAATGCTTGCGCGGACTGCTGCATCCAGCGGTTGGTCCACACCCGCTCGAGGTATTGCTTGTTGGCCTTCGGTTTATCCCACCGCGCCGCGATCTGCTCGAGGTCGGTTCGGCTTGCCAGGTCCGGCCCGGACGCCTCTCTGATCGCTTCCACGCGGTCGGAGAACTTCCGCATGTCCCAGCCGTCGGATGCCTGACGGTGGAAGTAGAACGTGTCTGGCCGCTCGACTTCACCGCGGGCCATCGCTTCGGCTTCGAAGTGATTGTCCTCAGCGACGGACTCCTGGCCTGGCTCACCGGCCGTCGTGACGGCCATCGCCCAGGGATGCTGGGCGAACCTCTTGCCGAGGTTCTCATCCATCGTGCTGACGGCGGCTTTCTCCGTCGGCAGATACAGGCGGTGCGTCTCGTCGTAGCCGTTGAATGTCGTACGCCCGCCGTCGTTGGTGTCCGGCGCCGTGGCGACCGGGATGCACTTTCCGTCAGCCTTGCCGTCCGGGCCCTTGCGGATGATCCGGTCGACGCCGACATCGAACGCGTCGGGACCGATGCAGTCCTCGCCGCACCAGTGGCACAAGTCGCCTTGGCATTCCTTGCAGAAGCACCGCGCGATCCGGGCGTTCTCACAGATGACCTTCAGCGCGCCGTAGGCCAGCTCCTCGACCTGAATCTTGGCGTTGGCCAGCAGCGGAATGAACGGGTCGACGACCGGCCGGCCGAGCGACAATGAGCCGTCCCGGTTGTACCCGTTGAATCGCACCGGCGCGTGCGGGTGCAGCTCGGCGAATGCGATCTGACCGAGGAATTCAGTCTTGGCCGCGCCCTTGCGGATCGAGACGTTGGTGCGTTGAAACCGCCGGCGCCCGGCGTTGCGGTGTTTCTTCGGCCAGTGCTCGTAGGACCGGTAGGTGACGTACTGCCAGTCCTCGGACATCCGATACGGCTGGCCTTTGAGATCGCCCGGGCCGAATACCGAATGAGCCTCGAGGAAGTCGCAGACCTGCTCGCCCAGCGTCGGATACAGGACGTCGCCATCCTGCGGGACGATCAGCTCCATCGCGCGCTACTGCACAGCTGCCAGGCGCCTCTTGCGCGGATCGACCCGGGCGGTCGCCCGGGGGGTCGCCTTCGCCGCCGTCGTGGAGGTCGCACCGGACGACGCTCTGCGCGCGGCGTTCTGCTTCTCGCCCTCGACCCGCAGCACTTCCCACTGCAGGGTCCGTCTCGCCATCGGCGTCAGTCCGAACTGCACCAGGATCTGTCGGTACTCGCCGGCCAGCGCCTTCGCCGCTGTCACCTTGGTCTCGGGATCCAGCATCATCTGGTAGAGCCGCGCCGCGACGTAGAGCAGGTGGGTGTCGACGTCGATCCATTCCTTGCGGGGCTCCGACGTCCACAGATCGTTCCACCACGCTTCCACCTCGGGGAACCATTCGATGCTGCTCGGCAGCTTCGGCTTCTCCGCGGTCTCGGTGTCCGGCTTACTCAACGTGGCCCGGGTCGTCGTCTTGTTGCGGCGCCCCCGGATAGATGGGTCCTTCGCAGTCGGTCCTGGTGGCATGGCGGGCTCCTATATCAGGAAGTGCCGAGTCCCATAACGGGACAGACGTGAAAGATGATGCGTTGCAACGACTTTCGATAACCGAAATGCGTTGCGAGACAGTGGGATCCAGCCCCAATCGGGCCGGTCTGCGACCAGCGCCAAAAAATTCCCCAACCCGTACAGACCATTTTTCACAGAACGACGCGGCGAGGGGACGAGGCCCCGGGGAGGAGGTGGAGCCCCTGGGGGTATGCGGCGCGGCCCGGCGGTCAGCGGGTGCGACGAGAGCGCCCGTTGCCGCGGCCACGATCGCCCGTGCGCGCCTTGTGCTCGTTGCACGGGTCGCATGCTGCCCGCAGGTTCGACGCGACGTGCGCGAGATCAGGTCGCTGCGCAGCCGGGACGATCTTGTCGACCACCGTGGCGTACCCGATGCAGATCCCCGGCGTCCGGATCTGGCACGTGTAGCCGTCGCGCTGCAAGACGGCCGGCCGGATCTTGCTCTGCCATTCCCAGCTCGACGTCGCGCGACTCGATGCTGTCCGTTCACCCTTCCACGCTTCCGTGTGGTCAGGGCAGTAGCGAGTGTTCCGTATCAGGTTCGTGCAGTTGCCGTTGTCGCCTGGACAGCGGCGCGGCGCACGTGGCATCAGGCCCGGCGAGATGCGTAGTCGTGGAGGTCGCCCACGATGTCATGCTGGGGATCGCTCCAGGGCTGCGATGGCTCAGTGCTCGGCTGGTACACGACGGGCCAGGTGGTGATGAGGTCTTCGACTTTCCCGAAGTCCATGTCGACTAGAGCCTGACCGCCGCCGATGTCCACGATGAACCAGCTGAGCTCTTCACCAAACGCATCGGGGTTGCCGCAGGATGCCGGCGCCCGGAGAGCGAGAATCCCCGAGGTGGCTCGCACCGTGCCGATCGGATCATCAGGTGCAGCCATCGGACACTCCCCGTAGTGGTCATACGCAAAAAGCCCCGGGCCAGAAGGCTCTCGGGGCGTTGCGTTCCTGTATCCGGAAGTGGACACAGTTGTACTTGCGAAACAGTGTCCCACGAAATTACACGCTTGTCATTCACTCGCTGTAACGTGTCCCGATCCCGCGTCAGAGCAAACCCGCATCCGTGACGTGCCGGCGGATCTCATCTTGGGCGAGCGACGAGGTTGCACATGCGGCGCCAATCCATCCGCACGAGCACTCAGGAAGCCACTGCTCAGCGCGCGTTGCAGGGTTCAGCGTCCCGACGATCTGCAGCGCATGGCCGTCGACACCCGCCCACGTCATGCGGGCGCGGTAGTCATCGTCCTGCCCGCTCACCGAGCTTCCCCCTTAACAGCCGGTCGGCCACTCCGATGAGTCTGTCCATCAATCGGTGCGCCCATCGGGGCTGCCAGAACACGGCGACCGTCATGGCCGCCGACCAGGGCACCGCAATCCACCATGGCATCTGGTCACACTTCCCTTCATACGAATCGGTTCATGGCATGAGTTCCTGCCGGTGGTGCTCGTTGATGCGTGACCCGACTAGCCAGAGATCACGCTTGTATACGCGGTGGTAAACGCGGTATTCGCGAGTATCGCCGTTGTCGAACGGGATGGTTTCGTACGGGAACACGGCGGCGCCGTTGGTCCACCACAAGTCCCATTCGCGTATGTGTGGGCGGTACGGGCCGATGAGATTCCACGCGAGCAGGGGCCCGTCGGCAAGGCACACGTAGGGCGGTTTCCAGAGCCGGTCGGATGACAGCGAGCCGGGGCGTAGGCCGTAGCGGTTGATCTGTCCGCGTCGTGCTGTGGGTGCCCAGTGGTACAGAGCGAAGTTGTCCTGTTGAGTACTCATTTCCAGTCCCACTTCGTCTGTGGTCGATTCCGAATGCGGTGCAGCAGCCGCCGCAACCGGTGATAGCGGATCATTCGTCGCGTCACGTACTGCTCCCTTCTGTCAGTCACCGTCGTTGGTGAAGTGCTGCCGGTCGCACGCCGGGTCATCGCAGTCATGCCGGAAGCGCTGGCGCGAGTTGAACGACACATCCTCGCTCGCGTCGTAGCAGGAGTAGTCGTGGAGGGGATCATCGGTGCAGTGCGTATCGCCAGGCCCTGGCATCCCACATGTGTTCGGCCGCATCATGTTTCCTTAGGTCAGTCGCCGGGTTGGGTACTGGTGCAGAATCGCCCACCGCGCGGAACCGGCCTGGCCGCACTCTTCGCACACGTAGTGGTAATCGTTGACTCGCGTGACAACGTGCTCACGCTCGCGATGGATACCTATGTCTGCCGCGTTCTCGCGCAGCGGTCGCCCCTGCTTGCGACGGAGGCGGCGCAACAGCGCGACCGTGATTGGTGCGTAGGCCATTTGATCAGTCCTTACGTCAGGTCCGCACGCGCCATGCGTCGAGATCGCCCCGGCGGCGGGGTTCTGGCACCACGTACTTCCACCGACCGTGGATCGAGTAGCCGAGCACCTGGCCGGTCGTCAGATGTGGGTTGCCCTGCGACATTCCAGTCGGGTCGTAGCCGTCGCCGTCGCCCTGGTGGCGGCCGTGTTCATTGCGGTCGAGGTCGGACAGCATGATCCGGTAGCCCTCCAAGTCGAGCACCTTCTCGTGCTCGCGCTCGTAGAGCTGCCGCCACGTCTGCCGCTCGCCGTCGATGCTGATATTGCTCAGGTCGCTCATGGTTTCCTCTCGCCGATAATTGGTCATTGCGTCAACGCGTCTTGTGCGTGCAGTCGGCCCGATGCCGGCCATGGACGAAGTGGTACAGTCCGCAGCCTGAGCACCAGTCGCCGTTGAGTCGCTGGCTCGTGTTTCCGGCAGTGTCCTGAGGCTTAATCCGCGGCATAGCCACTCATTTCGTCAGCCCGCCTGACGTCGCGGGCCGCGGTCCTCCAAGATCGCGCGCACGTCGCCCCACCGGTACTTGCCGTCGATGGCCTGAAGGTTGTAGCGCTGCTTCCAGTTCCGGATCCCCGACTCCGTGTAGCCCAGCCGCTCGCACAGCTGCTCGGGTGTCAGGTAGGTGTCGTCGTCGATCGTGGAATCGGTCGGCAGGGCCCAGCCGAGGCGTTCTTCGCGGATACCGCGTTCCAGCGCGCTGGTGTCGATGTGCTTGCCGAGCTCGTGCCACAGCACCCAGACGAGCTGCAGGAGCCGGTTCTCACGCAGGCTGCTCATGCGCTGACCCGATCCAGTGCAGTGACCAGCTCGGCGGTGGTGTCGAAGCCGGCGACCTGGGCGGCGCGGGACAGCTGCCATTCGGTCTCGGCGCCCAACCACAGAGTGACGTCGGTTTCCCAACGTGATTCGGCGAGCAGCCATTTGAGTACTTCCATGTCAGCCTCCTCTTGCACTTTCAGGTGGAACTTCGTGAACCCGGCCAGCCGGTGATAGTCGTCCTCGGTGAAGCCCCGTCCCCATTGGGATTTCGGTGGGCACTTGACGCAGTGGATGAGGTCGGTGCCGTATTCGCGGCGCAGTGATCGGCGGCCACAGCCGTGGCACGGCATCGGGTACTCGCGCTGCTGGTCGCGCTTGCGGGCGCCGTACATGCCGCGGATCAGGTCGTGCAGCTTCCACAGCTCCAGGGCGACGTCGACACCGGACATGAGCATGTGGCGGCCGCCGGTGCCGTCGAGCTCGTTGCCGTCACGGTCCAGGCCGCGGTACTCGCCGGGCCCGACCTTGACGTAGTTGGTGGGTTCCTCGCCGTGCACCTCACCCGAGCGGTCCCAGCGCAGCACCCAATCAGCGGGCGCTTCGAGCAGCACCGACAGGTTCGGATGGATCAGCGCGACCGCGGCCCGCAAACGCAGCGACCGTTTCACCGGCGGGGAGTAGACCTTGTCGGTGGCCGCGGCGATCATCTCCGCCGCCAGGTCCACCAGCTCCAGCATCAACACCTGCTTGGCGTCCGCGTCCGTGTTCAACGGCACCGCCGGACTCGTCGTCAACGACACCCGCACACCCTGCTGAGATTGCTTCTCCCCCAACATCACTTCCAGGGCATCCCAGTCGTCTTCGAGCCGGTTGATCAGTTTCGACACGTGACGCGTGCACTTCTCGCACAACTGCCCCTCGTCGGTGACGACAGAGGCGTGCTTGGTGCCGCGGTTGTCCAACTCGGTGCCCAAGCATCGGCCGGCGGGCACCACACACCGATGAGACTCGGTCATACGCTGCTGACCTCCGATCGCTGAGTGACTTCGGGATCCCTCGTGCGGGCCAGGCACGGGCAATGCCGCGTCTTGCGGACCGTCTGCGGTCCAGACGGTGTCGGCACCTGCAGCTCAAACGTGCACGGATCACCTGGTTCAGCACCGCACTGCGCGCACGGACGATGCCCGCAGCTGTCATATGACGGCGGCAGTGACCGCCCGCCGCCGAGATCGTCGTAGCTGCTCATGCGCACTCTCCCCGGTGATAGGTGAAGCACGAACCGCACAGCGGCCCGCTGTCCGCACGGCTGCTCGACTCGTCCGGTGTGCACCCCACATGCACCAAGACGCGCAACTGGTCGAAGTTCGGTGGCGCGTCGACGAACTGGACGTCGTCACCCGGCTCGATGCCATCAGGGCAGCCGGCACACGGGCCGTGGTACTTCGCAGCGAAACTCACTGGATCTCCTCCACAACGATCCGGGCTCCGACAGCCTCGGCGTAGCGGATGAGGTTGGCCAGGTTCGGCGAATATTTGCCGGACTCGAACTGGGAGACGGCGGGCCTGGTGACGCCGATTCGTCGCGCAACGACGACCTGCTTGATGCCCTTCGCTTTCCGGATCGCCACGAGCTGCGCGACGAGACCCATCGAGGCGCTCATGACCGCACCTCGCGAGACACCCACTGCCCCGATGTGCCCCGCGCGAGTCCTCCGAGGGCCTTGTCGATCTCAGTGGCCACGCGATCCGCCCATATCGCAGTGCAGGTTTCGCAGTCGCACTGCCCAGGCTGGCCGGGGTAGTTCCGTCGCAGAACGTCGGCGATGAGCTTCTGGGCGTCACTCATCGGTACTCCAGATGAAATGCAGCGTGACCTCACGCAACTCCGGGTTGGCCGAATGGTTGTCCTCGCTCATCGGGATGCCTCCGCAGCGTCAGCAGCAGCGAGCAGGTCGGCAGCTTCTCGCCGTACCGCCTCGGGATTGCTCGGCCGGCCGTCGAGGTAGATCAGCGGATACTCGCTACCCCGGGCGGTGTGGTCAACACGGATCCCGAAGTCGCCGAAGTACTCCTGGCCGTCATCGTCCTCGCCGTCGGACTCCGGCAGTTCCACGACGGCGATGCGGGCAGACTTGAGCGCAGCCAGGACAACTCCAGCCGCCCGAATGAACTCCGGCCGGACGGAATTGCCGTACCACCGGGCCAACGCTTCGGCGATCACGGCTTCGATTGCGGGATCAGTTCGCCGAGCCGCGCTGACCGCCGCGATGATCCTGTCTGCGTGGGTAGAGGTGTCGATGACGACCTGGGGCCTACCGTCGACCACCCCGAATCGGACCTTGCCGGCGCGACAACCTGAGACTTCGACCGTGGCGGCGTTCATGATTGCAACGATCTGCTGGGAGGTTTCCCACATCAGCGCTTCGGCGTCGATCCAGTCCGCCACCAGCGCAACGAGATCGCGGTGGGTGATCCGTTCTTGGTGATTGCGCAGTAGTTGCGCACCCTGCTGCAGTTCGGCCACGCGCTGTGCAACAGCGTCGGCGGCTGCGCAGAGCTCGGTTCCGTCGCCGTCATAGACCGTGGCGACGTGCTCCTCGGGCGGGGAGAACTTGAAGGCCAGCTGATGGAGCCGGTGCGCGATGCGCTCGCGGATGGTCCAGGGCTCATCGAAGGGCTTGCAGCTCATCGGGTCCTCCACATTGATCCGGTTCGGGCTCGGCGTTGTCGGTGCTCGCAGCAGGATTCGGCTGTCAGCGGCCCGCTGCGGGCCTGTCTGGGTATTGCCACCAGCTCAGCCGTGTCCGGCGCGCTGGCGGCCGCCTGGGCGGGCGCAATGGCATCCGTCATCTGTCTGCGCCCTCCAGATCTGCGGTCATGGGTACTGGTGGTGCTGCGGCCCGCTGCCGGGCCACGATCTCGGCGATCCGCAGCGGGTCCTCGGCGACCCGGCCGAACGTGCTTCGGGAGCAGGCGAACGACTCGATGGCCTTCCGCCGCGCAGCGGTCACCGCGGGGTCCTCATCCGGGGCCGCCTTCGAATCGCACAGCGCCTCGTACCGGGCCGACGGCCGGCGATCCCGCTCTCGGCGCAGTTTCCGGATCCGCTGATACACGTGGCCCGGCTGAATCCAGGTGTCCGGCTGCTCCCGCAGGTGATCACGCACAGCTTCGAACGCCAGCTCCACAGGCAGGTCATCGAGCACGGCGTGCCACACATCGACGTCGGCATCACCCACGGTGCGACGGTCGGCCGCCGCGACCACAGTCAGTACGTCAACGACTTCGTCTCGGGTCATGGCAGTGCCGCCCGCCACGTCGGCGCCGGATTCGTCTGCTTCAGCGCCTGGACAGCAGCGACACGCTGATCAGACGTCGCTGCACGAGATCCGGTGTTGGCGGGAAGGTTCTCCCATGCGCGGCGAATCCAGTTGCGCCACGTGGCCGGCCAGTCGGTCTTGCGGCCCTTCGCGCCCGGCTGTGCGCGCCAGTAGTCGGTGAACTTCTGGTGCTCGCGCTTCAGATCCACCCCGGGGCACTGCTCCCGCATCTCCGCGATGAGCGTCTCATCGGGCATCCACTCGTCTGGGAGTCGGCAGCCTCGAACTGTCGTCTGCTTGGGGGTGGGTAGCGCAGACTCGTCTGCGCGCACACCCACACCGTCAGGTGTGGGTGTCTGTTCCCCTGTTCCCCTGTTCCCCTGTTCCCCTGTTCCAGGCGCGAGGTTTCGCGAATCGTCGCGAGGCTTCGCGTCGGGCTCGCGAATGAACGAATCTTTGTAGTTCATCGTGCCGTCTGGCCTGGGAAAACGCCCAGCTTGCGGCTTATCCACCCGCTGCACCGACTCCCAGAACGAAACGAACAGCAGCGCAGTGTCATTGGCCTCGTAGCGCCAGATCAGACCGCCGCCGCGAAGCTCGGTGAGCGCTTCGGAGACCCTCGCGAGAGTTCGCGAAGGCTCGCGAACAAGGTCGCGCTGGAACAGATCACCGACGATCAGCGCGATGTCGTCCTTGCCCACACCGTTGTCGTCGACGAACGACTCAAGGCCCTTGAGGACCAGACGCGCATCCCACGAGACCGATGCGATGCGCTCGGAACGCCAGAACTCAGGTTTAGTGCTGCGGATCCTCATCGGCGCTCCGATCGCGGCGTGTGGCGATTGGAGGCCTTGTTGAACAGCGGCTCCAACACGAAGATCCGGTCTTCTTCGGCGTTGAGAGCGACCAGCTTGTCCGAGAAGTGCTCGATGACGATGTCCCCCACGAGCGGCCACCACGCCTGCTCCCGACGGTGCGTTGACAGCCGCTGGTGCAGATTGCCGGTAAACCCGACGTACAGCGGCGGAACGATGCGCCGGTTCGCCTCCCACGCCGTGTAGACGAACCATCCGCCGGCGGCGCCCATGCGGCGCCAAGCGGCAGCGTCTCGGGCCCCAACGATCGGAGCATCATCAGGGATGATGATGCCGATCTGGCCCCGCCTCTTACGCGCCAACTCGCTTATCTCCGTTCACTCGACGCGGGCAGTGTTCGTGGTGCCCCTGGGTCTTCACGTGCCACCCGCACTGGTCGCAGCGCCCCATCCGGCGGCACTGCCCCTGCGGCCACAGGGGCTTGGGAGGTCTAGGCATTGGCCAGCTCCAGCAGCACGTCGGCGTGGCAGGGCTGGTCGAGCGGGCACCAGCACGCGAGGTCGTGACCGCGGAGCTCCGCCCTGATGTCGCCGACGCTGACCGGGGCCAGGCCGAGGGACACGAGATCGCGGTATCGCCGCGCTGCAGATGCCCGCGCGCTCTCCAGTCCGGTGTGCTGGCCGATGAACCCGACACCGTCGCGCTCAAGGTCGAACGGGCCGCCGCGGCGTACCGGGATGACCCGGATGGGGTTGCCCCAGCGGGTTGGCCGGCCGACGTAGATGGCGCCGTCGGGCATCTTCGAGCCCTTGGCACGCTTCCGCTGGATCCGCTCAGGCATCAGGCACCTCCGCAAGGCTCACCGGTCGACCTCCGGGGCCCAGTAGTTGCATTCGGGGTGGTGGCCATCCACGAGCAGTTCGATCCAACGACGTCCGCAGCACCACGTCGCCATGGGGCCACCGCAGAGAGAGCACCAACCGGCGGTCGATAGGCGGCATCGTTGGCAATGGTCGGATGTGGGTTCTTCCATCGCGCGGACGATGAGATCGCTGGGAGTGAGCTGACGCATCATCGGATCACCCCGAACTTGCGCATCAGTCGACGCTGTTCCTTCGGCGTCAGGATGACGAGCGGGTCATAGACGGCTCGGACGACAGCCTGCACACAGCCCCACGAAGGCGCGGCATCGTGGCTGGAGCGATCGACAAGAGAACCCACGGGCGTGACGAGATACAGTGCGCCGCGCGGATACCCAGCCGCATAGATCCGTGCATAGTCTCGGTCAGTGGTGACGTAGACGAGGGTCGGGTCGTTGTCATCGTCAGGGTGTTGCTCGTGGCGTTTCCGCGCTTCACAGACCGGGCAGCCGTCGATCAGGTGATCGGTTCCGGTGGTCGGGACGATCATGTCGCCGGGACGTAGCCCAGGGACACCGCCGTGGTAGTACCTCGTGTCACTCATCAGGCGCTCGTCTTCTCTCGGGCGCGTTCCCGGCGATCACGCAGGCGCAGCAGTCTGTTCACGGTGAGCGGGTCATAGGCCAGCGCGGCCTCGGTGGTGATGAGCTGGTTGAGCAGCTGGTAGTACCGCATCTCACGCAGGCCGATGCGCTCCCGGATCGCGGTTTCCTTGCCTCCCGGTGACTTCGACCAGTCCTCGCGCTCCAAGTCGAGCATCCGACGCTCGACGTCGGTCAGCTTCTCGCCGATCATTCGGATTCCTCGGCTTTCTCAGCGACAGCGAGTAGTGCGGCGGCGTACTGCCGTGTTTCGTGGACGGTTCTGAATCGCACACCCGAGTCGGATTCCTCAGCCACCGCGAGCCCGGAGAGCGGGTTCGGGTCGACGAATAGCCCGTAGTCGTCAACGGTCTGCTCGTCAGGCAGCTTCACCACCACGTAGCCGCCCTGGCCGAGCTCCGCCAAGTGCGCGGCGATCGCAGCCTCAGCCATGCGGCGCCACGGCTCACGGATCGACTCGCTCGACTCCCGCCAGGGGAACAGCTTCCCAGCTGAGGTGGTGCCGCAGATCGCTTCGGCGACTTTGTCAACGGACATCAGGCACTCACTTTCGCTGCGGCCAAGATGGATTCGGCGAGACGTTTGATGTGTTGCGGCTGCTCGACCGGGGTGGCGGTGCCGTTGTGGGTGTCCGGTTCGATGAGCTTGTCGGACTCCATCGACTTGATGTTCAGGGTGTCGAGGATGACCGGGTCGGAGCCGTCCTTGCTCACGCAGAAGTAGGCCAGCACGCCGTTGGTTTGGCCGGGCCGGCCGAGTCGTCCGATGGCTTGGCGGTGCACACCCGGTGACCAGTCGAGTTCCCCGAAGACGAGGGTGGAGCACACGTCCTGCAGTCCGTCGAGTCCAGCGCCGGACCGCAGCGACATGATGAGCACGCGGGCGTTGCCCTTCGTGAACGCCTGGAACGCTTCAGCCTTCTGGTTGGCCGACTCGGTTCCCGTGTACATGACCGGGTTGAACTCGTCGAGGCGTTCCATCCAGATGTCGTAGACCGCGCGGTGCCAGCCCAGCAGCAGCACCTTCTCCTGACTCGACAGCAGCATCCGCACGAAGTCCGCGACGAACGGTGCTTTCGACACCCCAGTGGCCTGCCGGAGCTTCCAATCCAGCTCAGCCGAGGTCTGCCACTTGGCGGTGTTCGACGCGTCGTCAGACAGGATCAGGCGCGCCATTTCGATCGCGTTGCCGGACAGCTCGTTGAGGATGCCGGCGTCGGACGGGACTAGTTGTTCGATGCTCTCGATCGCCGGCAGCTGGATACCAACATCAGCGCGCGTGCGGCGCAGAAATAGGCCCCGGCGGGTGAGGTGCGAGCGCAGCGCGGCAGGGTTCTTGATGCGCACCTTCGAATCACTGTCCCGGTAAAACCCAGCGCCGGACCACTCCCGGAGGAACTCGTCACGCGCACCGAGGCACCCCGGTCGGACGACGTTCATCACCGAGTACATTTCGCCGCCGAAGTTGTACACCGGGGTGGCCGAAAGCCCGCACACCATGGCGCCTTTCGACACCAGGTGCTCGGCACCCTGGTACTTCAGTGACTCGGTCCGGCGCAGCTCCTGGATCTCGTCGAAGATCACCGTGTTCACGTACGGCGCCAGGACCGGGCCCAACGACGCCAGCTTCGCGTAGTTCATCACGATCAGGTCATAGGCGACGTCCTCGCCGCCCTTGAGGATGCGACGTAATTCCTTGTCCGCCTTCGTGGTTTTCAGTTCCACCCCCGTCAGCTGCGGGTAGAACTTGCCGAGCTCACGCAGCCACTGGCCGGGCAGGCCAGTGAGGGTGACAGCCACCGCGGGCCGCGCCGCCGGATCCTCCAGCAGCGCCAGCGACATCAGCGTCTTGCCGAGCCCGAGTTCGTCGACGATCAGCGTCGAGCCGGTCGTGCGAATCAGATCAGTGGCCAGACGCTGATAGTCGCGCAGCGGATGAGCCGGAGTCAGCCACCCCGGGCCCGGGGTCAGGAACCCTGTGCCGCCGCGAATCCGGTCGACCAGCAGCTCACGTTCGTTGGCCGCCTGCGCTTTGGCCGCCAGCTCGTCGCGGTCGCTCGTGGACATGTCGAACGACCAGCGCTGCAGCACCCACTCGATCTCCTGGGCCATCTCCTCGGTCGCCGTGACAGCCAGGGAGTCAGCCTTTGCGATCCGGACCCCGGGCAGCACCCGCTTGAGCCGCATCATGATCTGGGGTTCGGCCGAGATGATCCACCAGTGCGACTGGCGGCGAATGGTGCCAACGGTGCTCACAGGCGGCCTCCGAGATGAATAGACAAGACAGGTTTTCCGTGGATGACTTCAGGGATTCCGGCGGCCAGCACGCGGCGGCCGGACGCGAGGACGATGGCGTCGACCGTGTCGTGCGCCGCGTACCTGCCGAGCTGGCGTAGTACCGCGCTGCGCGCGCCGGCGACCTTCACCTCAATGGCCACCGCGGTGCCGTCGAGCAGCACGAGGAAGTCCGGGCGGTCCTTCGGCGACAGGACCGCTTCGCGCTGCGCACCCGGGAACTGTGCCGCCAGCACCGACCACATCGCGTCCTGCAGCTCGCGTTCCGTCGTCCACTGGTAGGCGAACCCCAGCAGATGATCAGCAACGACGTTGGCGGCATCTCCTGCGCTCACGATGCGTCCTCGAGGTCGAACAGGGTGGGCATGTCCTGTTTGCGTTCTTCGGCCTGGAGGTACTTGACGGCGTCGAAGTAGTAGCCGGGATTCAGTTCGACGCCCCGGCCGCGGCGGCCGAGCTTCATCGCGCGCAGCGGGACCGTGCCCAGACCGCCGAACGGGTCGAACACCAACTCGCCGGGGCTGGAGAATCGGGTGATCAGGCGGTCAACGATGTCGAACTGCAAGGGGCACACGTGCATTTGGACGTTGCGGCGCTTCTGCTCTCCGTTCAACGTGAGCATCCGGTTGACGTCGTGCCACACATCCGGCGACCAGGATCCGGGCGCCAGCGACATGAACGTGGCCGGCAGTGCGCCGCGGCCGTCGAGCTGCTCCCCGATTCGGATGTGCGACTCGTAGTCGTAGACGTCTTGCAGGCTGTACTTAGTGAACAGAGTCGCCAGGGCATCCGGCTTCAGCTCGGCGAGCTCATCCGCGGTGAGGTGCCGGTTGCCGCTGGAGCGCCAGAATGCGTGCGCGTCGACCTGCCACCGGGCCCGCGTGTAGTCGTCCTTGGACTTGGTGACCGGGGTGTCGGCGTACCCCTTGGACCGGTCGGACTGCGGCTTGTGGAATAGCAGAATGTATTCCGGTGAGCCGACCCCCATCTTGGTGGCGTCCTTGCACTGCTCAGACCAGCCGAGCCGGTAGGTCTGGTTGTTCTCACGCACCACATCGGTGACGACGGTGATCATGCCCAGGTAGTCGAACCCGTGTTTGCGGCCGTGGAACAGCGCCTCGGCATGGAACGGGGACACGGTGGGGACGCCGGCGCCGGTGACGTTGCTGAACAGAATCCGGTCCTTCACGTGGCAGGCGTAGATCCGCCCGGGCGCGAGGATCCGCAGCAGCTGCGGGGTGAGGTAGTCCATCTGCTGCCAGAAGTGCTCGTTGTCGTCGGTGTGGCCGAAGTCGTTGTAGGACGGGGTGTACTCGTAGTGATTCGAGAACGGGATGCTGGTGACGATCAGGTCCACCGAATCGTCTGCCATGCTCTCGGTTTCGGGCACGCAGTCGTTGTTGGCGAACAGCCAGACCTCACCCGATGCTTCGATGCGTTCGCAGCCGATGGAGCGTTGCAGAGCTTCGGAGATCGCCTCGGGGTCAAGGCCGTACTCGTGGATGATGTCGGTCATGGTGGAGGTCAGCTCTCTGTGCTGGGCCCACTTCTCGCGAATGATCCGCACCACTTCCCGCTCGGTTTCGGAGTGGATCAAATGGGCTGTGCAAGGGTGGGTTTGGCCGAACCGTTGGATCCGGTGCAGGCTCTGGATCAGGTCGTTGAACTTGTGCGTGATGCCGATGTAGACGCAGGTGTGGGCCTGCTGCAGGTTCATGCCCTGGCCGAGCATCACCGGTTTGCCGATCAACGCGTAGGTGTCGCGGTGCTTCCAGTCGGCCAGGCGCCGTTCGACCTCGTCGGGGTCGAGCGACCCGTACACCGAGGAGAAGCTGAGCCCAGCGTCCTCGAGGGCCTTCTCGATGGCGCGCTGTTCGTCGTTGAGGTCGCACCAGATGACGATCTGGCCCTGGCCGTGTTCAGCGTGGTCGGTGACAATCTCGGTCAGCTTGGCCAGTCGGGCGCCCAGCGAACGGCGCTTCTCGGCGGCGGCCTGAGGTAGGCCGAGGTTCACACCGCGCACCAGCTGGCCCTGGCCATCGCGTTCGAAGTCGAACTCATCGGCAGGCGGGTCGACCTCATGCCACTGCACATCCAACGGCGGCAGGTCGTAACCGGTGGTGTCGTGCCCCAATTCAGCCGGCGACTGGACGAACGCGGCCCACGTGTTCAGCCACAGCCAGAACTCACGTTCCTTGTGTGGGTAAAGGGTGAGGTTGTTCGCCTTCGTGGAGTCGCGTTGGAACCAGCGGGTGAGGGCCGCGCCGGTGTCCATCACGCCGAGGTAGCCGGCGTAATGGATCAGCTCCTTGTACCGGTTCGGTGATGGTGTCGCGGTGGCCACGTACCGGTACGGCACGCCGTCGAACAACTCGAGGAAGCTCTGGTACGTCTTGGACCCATACGACCGCAACACACTGGCCTCGTCGAGGCTGACGGCCGTGAAGGCCTTCGGATCGAGCTTGCCGTCGCGGACGCTCTCATAGTTGGTGAGATAGATGCCGTCGCCATCGATCTCATCGGTGCGGCGCACGAACCGGGTTTCGATTCCGAGCATCCGCGCGTCGTGGGCGAACTCGATCCGCACACCGAGCGGCATCACGATCAGCCCCTTGCCGCCACCGTGCTTGGCCAGCGACAGGCGCACCACCTCGATCTGCATCACCGTTTTCCCCAGGCCGAACGCCGCGAAGATCGCACGCCGACCCCCAGCGACCGCCCACCGAACGAGATCTCGTTGATGCGGCAGCAGCATCGGGTGGACCTCGCCCGGTTCGACCTGATGGCCATACGTGTTGTCGAAGCGCGCCTTGGCGGCTACGAACTCGGCGTACGGCAGAGGTTCCGGTTCGGACGCGGCCGCCGCCTCGTCGCTCAACCCGAGCGCGAGCAGCACCCACTCGGCCTGCCGCTCATTGAGACCGGCCATGACGTTGCGCCGTTGCCGTTCCTCGTCGTCGGTCGGGTGGTACCGCTTGCACGGATCTGAATGCGGATTCGGGGCCTCGGTCGCGTATGGGCAGCGGCACCACTTCTCGGCTCGGTTCCGTTCGTCGGCCATCGCCGCGAACTGCAACCGCAACTCTGTCTTGACCGCCTCCGACACCTGGCGGGCCCAGCGGCGAATCTCCGTGAACGACACCGCCACCACTGGGGTGTCTTTCTCCCCGAAGTTGTGGCCGATGATCTTCGTGCCCGCGGTCCATGTGTGGCTGTACGACAGCTCCGGGTGCGAGCCGTCTGGCCACGCCTTACCGCCCGCACGGGCCTTGAGGGTGCTGATGCCGTAGTCCGGGTCCACGATGGTCGCTGCCAACATCCACGCACCCGCATGGGCCCACAGCAGCCGGGCCTGATCCTCGGTGAGCATCACGCACCGACCTCCGCGAGGAATGGTGCGCACCAGGAGCATTCATGCCGGACGTCGGGCAGCGGCCGCCCGTCGAGGATGGCATCGATCTCGGCGATGGTGACATCACCGACTTCGTGGCCACACCCGTTGCAGACGCGCTTGGTGGTGATACGAGTCGAGGTGCTGCCGTCCGGCCGGGTGATCGCCTGAGGGGGTGTGTTGGTCCGCATCATGCACTGGCCTCGTCGATCGCGCTGATGGTGGGGCAGGGTGCGGTGAAGAGGCACTCGTGGCAGTACTTGCCAGCCCTGTTGCTGGTGATCGTGTAATGCAGTGCTCGAACGGCGTTGATTGCCTTGTCCTGCCGGTCGGCCAGGTCAGTAGTCGCAGTCACCTTGTCGGCCGGTGAGAGCATCCCGATCTCAGCGGCCCGGTTGATCGCGCCCAGGGTGTCGATAGCGGGCGATTCGCCCATCGGCTCGGTCTCGTCCTCGCAGGCATTCATGCTGCGCTCCTCAGTTGGTTGATCCTGTCGGGCCGAAATCCGCCCCATGGTTCGATCTCGACGCCGTCGACGTTGACGCACACGATCGGCGCACTCGCAATGCCGAGTTCAGCTGCAGCCGCGAGGATCTCGTCATCAATCGCGACCGTGCTGTAAGTGATGTTGAGCTTGTCCAGCGCCTTCTTCGTGGCGTCACACTGCGGGCACACCGGTTTGGTGTAGACGGTCACGGTGATGGTCACGACGCCCTCCCGTCGACCGGCGACGGCGCGTCACGGAACCCGCCGTCGTCGTCGAGGAAGACCCACCGCTCCCGACGAAGGACGGGAATGGTCTTCGGGTCATGGGTTTGCCGCACCAGCCAGCCATCGTCGAAAGCCTTGGCCCGGTGCGACTCGACCTCACGGTGGCACTGCCCGCACAACAGCACCCCGTTCGACGTGGCGTTCGTGTCCTCCCGGCGCGTGCCACCGGAGCCGCGAGGCCGCCGATGGTGGATCTCGCAATCGCTGGCCCACTCGTTGCACCGCTCACACCGGCCCGCGGACCGCTCATAGATGAGCGTCCGCACGAGTGGCGGGAATCCGGTCGCGCGGCGGCTCATGACACCCACCGGTCCACGAGCCTGGTCAACGATCCGATGATCCGATCTGCCACGTACACAGCAGATTTCAGCTTGCCTAGTTGCAGCAGCTTGATCGCTTCCTCGAACTGTTTGAGGTCGTACCGCAGTGTCGACCGGTCCCGATCGGCCAGATCGGTTTCTGCGTTGAGCAGCTGCCACACCGCGGCCCGGGCGTCATCGAGGCACTCTGTCGCCGTCGCGCGTTCCCCGTCGTCGGCGGCCGCGGCCCCTGCTTTCGCATCATCGCGGGCCTGGATCAGTCGCGTGTCGATCACGCCGCCCTCCCCTTGAACAAGTCGTATCGATACAGTTGCCGCTCAAGTGATTCCAGTTCGATACCCATCGCTTCAGCGATCTGCGGGTCTTTCAACCCGACGTGGTAGCGAAGTTCCTGGTACTTGTCCGGGAACGAAACCTTCTCGTCAGCACCCAGATCCGGTGTCTCGTTCGGGTCGTCGATGTCGTTCCAGCCGAGGATGGTCACCCACCCTTTCGCCCGGGCCCGCGCCTGCGAAACCTTCGACGGGCCCGGCGTCATCGCCCACCTGCCGAACAGTTCCCGCACCGCGATGGCACGCTCAGCTGTCACCTTCTGGCGCAACGCCATCGCCGCCACCGCGGTCTGAGCCGTGCCCAGCTCCTCGGCGATCAGCGACTGCGGCCACCCCATCGCCACGAGCGCCTGGATCCGCCGAGATGTACCGGTGCCGTCCACGTCTGCGCAGGTCGGAATGAGATCCGCAGGGACCGGCACGGACATCACCTTGATCTCGGTGATCCGGCGAATCCGTTCAGCGGTTTCGATGCTGTGGACCCCGCACCTGGACAGGCCATGCCGGGACAGCATGGCGATGGTGACGCCGCGCGACCGGAGCAGCGCCAAGCGCTCCCGCGCCGCTGCCGGGTCGACGTAGCCGCGCTGTGGGTCCCGGAGGTAGTGCTTCTCGCAGAAGCCGCGGTTCCGCCGGGGATGGGCCTTGTTCGGGCACTTCGGGCTCGCGCACTTCATCGGATCTGCTCCACCACGGGGACCGATGTCGCGGTAACGGGTTCCGAGGCGTACAGGCCATGGACGGCGACGCCGGCGATGGCCATGGCCAGCCATAGCCAGGCGATCGGGATGATTGTTTCGCGGATCATGCGGGCACTGCCTTCGACGGGCGCTTCGCGCGGGGTTTGCGTTTCGGCTTTTCCGGCTGCGGTTTCGCCCAGTCCGGCGCGGCCCATTCCGGAGCCTCCTCGCTATCAATCCGGACAGGCATGATCAGCCCCACGAAGTCGTCACCGATCGACACCCGAATCGGCTTGCTCGGGCCGAAGAAGCCCAGCCGCAACCGCGTACTCGCGCCGCCCACGCGCGCAAACTTCGCGAGGAGTTGCGGATTGACGGCCATCACCTTGGATGGGCTTTCATCGGCGGCAGCCGAGAGCAACTGCATCCACCCGCGGTGCGGGCCCGATTCGAGTTCAACTGGCAGAACCAATGTTTCGCCGCTACTGAAAGCGACGGACAGCTTTTTGTCCTCCACCTTGAGAGCGGTCTGCGAGAACGCCTGCTTGCAAGCGCCCGCGAGTTGCACAATCGACTTGACCTGGCGAAGCGGGAGCGCGACCTCGAACGATTCGCCGGCCTCATCGAGGGGCGCTTTCGAGACGCCCAGTACGAATCGATCGGTGGCGACCGCAATCAGCTCCCCGTTGCGTGCCTCGAGGTGTACGGCGTTGATGATGGGCAGCGTCGTGTTGGTGGAGGCGAAAATCTGGGCGTCCTTGAGGATGCGGGTGAGCTCGTTGGTCATCAGCTGCACGGTCATCGGAGCACCGCCGTCCCGGGCGGCAGCCAACCAGGTTCGTCGGGCAGCACGTTGGAGTCGAACACCACGTACGTCTGCTCTTCCCAGATCTGGTCGTCGACGTAGTACCCGCCGGACGTCGAGCAGCTGATGACGTAGGAGCCCGAGCACGTCGTCCTCAGCGGCACGTAGTGCGCCGGGGTCCACAACTGGCGGAACCGTTCCCAGCTCCCGTCGGCGCGGCGCGGCCCGTCACAGATGGTGCGCTTCTGCGGGGACAGGATGTGCAGACCCCAGTTGATGCGCTCGCAGCCGATACCGGGGTCGGCGTCGGCGCGAGCTGCAGCGCCGATACCGGTGCCGATCAGCACCGTGGCGGACAGCGTGGCGGCGATCGCCCGTGCGGCGGTGCGCTTGTGGATGGTCCGGCGGATCACAGGGCCACCGCCTCGGCCTCGTCGGAATCCAGGTCAGCGGTGCAGGACTGGTGCGCGTAGTCGAAGTCGGCGATGGCCTCGTAGTCATCGGAGTCGAGCTCGCCGCGGATCTCGAACCGGCTGCCGCACGGGCAGTACGCGCCATGCTGGACCGGCCCGTATCGCCAATCGTCGAGCAGCTCGGCCGCGGAGTCGTGCGGCCAATCCGCGCCGAGCAGAATCGCGGCGTCGGCCTCGTCGTGGCAGACGATCGACTGATCGAACCCAGCCACGATGTCGTGTGCGGACTCGGGCGTGAGGTGGTCGATGGCGTCGACCAAGCCCTGGAAGTACGCCATGTCGGCGTCGAACTCAGCCTGATCGGCGTCTGTCGGGGTCTGGTCTATCGTGGGTTGCGACATCGGAAGGTGTTCCTTTCGTGGATTCCGGTGTTTTCGGCGGGTCGCCCGGCATGGCGGCCCGCCGCACTACTTCTGGTGGCCGATGGCCTCGAAAGCCGCGAACTGGGCGGCACGACTACGGAGTTCGGCGGCAAGTCCGGATCGACGGCCGGCCTGCAGCTCGATCATGTTGGCGGCGGCCTGCATCAACGCGGAGTCGGCGAGCTCAGCCCAGGGGTGTGGGTCCCCCGGGGAGGGCGACGGTTCGGGGGGTTGGGCGCCGCTCACCTCCCCGGGGGCTTGCGCGTGCTGCGTCCCCTCAGCACGCCGCGCCTTGCCAATCTTCACGACTTGTCTCCGTTCCGGGCCCGCCACTTCAACCCGCGTCGGCAGCGCGCGCAGTTGCGGATCCGGCACATATCGCCGCCGCAACGCTTCCGCTGAGCGATCAGCGAATCGACCAGGGACTCAAAGCTCTTCATCGCCAGCGCCTTTCAAACCGAGGAGCAGTCGGGCGGCGCCGAGAAGCGTCAAAGCCAGCGCGCCGAGGAGAAACAGGACATCGATCACGAGACAGCCACCAGAGACGGGCCGCCGCCGAGAAGCCGCCGCAGATCAGCCAGACCCTTCGGGGTGATCAGGATCGTGGGATCACCGGTGCGGTACTCGTCGTGCTTCTTGCAGAAGTACTGCGCGCCCGGGCGGTGCTTCAGCCGGCCAAGGTCGACCTGCTCCTGATACGCCTTCCACGCGTTATGCCGGCCACGGAAAATCCAGTCCTGGTCGTGCATGAACTCGAACAGGCGATTACGCCCGATCTCGATGTTCGGATCCCGGGACAAGATCTTCGCCGCGTCGGCCACCTCATAGTCAGCGCCGAGCTCGTGCAGCCGATCCCACGCTTCAGCGCTGGGCTCCAGCTCGACGACCCGGGCCTCCGCCAATTCGCGGGCCTCGTGCTCGTCGGCGGCCAGTCGCAGCGCCTCGGCGTAGGTCTGAGGAATGGCCGGCTGGTGTTCGGTGGCCTGCTTGCGGAGTTCGTCGTAGCGCGCATTCCGCAGCGCATGAAACTCGCGGACCAGGCGCTTCTTGAAGTCGCGGACGACCACGCTATTCCGCATGTAGGTGAGCAGGAGCGTTGCGTGCTCCTCGTTGAGGAGTGCGACCTCACGGCGCTGGACTCCACCCGCAGTATCAAAGGGTGCGATTTCAAATCGCACCCTTCCGAACTCGTTGAAGTCGGCCAGGTGCTTACGAATCAGCAGCAACACCGACGCGTGCTCATTGTCGGTGCCATTGGCGATCCGCATCGAGGTCGTCATGGCGATGCCGTCAGCTACCTGAACGATCGGAGTGGTGCGCTCCAGCGCGGCGAATGTGCCCGAGACTCCGCCGGGGTCGGGGATTCCTACCGTGCTCATGCGCTGGCTTGAGTGGCGCTGTCGGCGGCGATTGCCTCGATGTCGCCGCGGCGGAAGAGGAATGCTCCGGTGCTGCCGGGGAGCTTGCGGGTCGGTGTGACCTTGTGGGCGGCGACCCAGCGCAGGAGTGTGGATCGGTCTTTTTGAAGGATTCGGCAGGCTTCGGATGCAACGATCTCGTCGTCTGCACTTGGATTGTGCGGCTGCATAGTGCAGAAGATTAGGACGAGTGCAATGCACAAAGCAAGAGCATGAGCTTATGAATTTTGCGAGTGTCGTTCTCAACACCTTTGGTGCGAGAACTTGCGCATTGATCTTGGCCGTGCAAGAGTTACCGCATGAGCATCAGCACAGACATGAGCTCAGTCCCCCAATGGGACCTGGGCGACCGCCTCGCGAAGTCACTGCGCGTTGCGAATATGAGCGTGCAGCAGATGGCAGACCACCTCGAACTCCACCGCAACACCCTCAGCGCGTGGATGAATGGCCGCGGCAAGCCGCCGACCCGTCCCATGCTCATCGCGTGGGCCCTGCGCACCGGCGTGCCGTTCGAATGGCTAGATAAAGGAACCGTCCGGCCCGATGACGGACCGGACGGCGATGGAGGAAACCGGAGCCACCCGGGGGAATCGAACCCCCGACCTATTCATTACGAGTGA